GATGGCATTGTTCTAATGATAGATTCGTAGTCGTTTATAGTTACCGCTCTGTTTTGTGCCGAGAAGTTATATGAAACCAAGTTTCTAACCTCCTCAAGTGTCGGTGCGTTTGCCCCTCCAATTGCCGCAGTAACATTATTACATTTTAACGTATTAATAACCGATCTGTTAATACTTTCTGACGGACCATTAACAAAGAATGAAACCGTTCCAATTTGATTAATAACATTTATACCTAAGTTAGTTGCTTGACCACCACCAACTCTATATTGAATGAACAATGTTGAGTTGGATTTCAATGCCGCCCCTAATGCTAAGTTATTTGAATATTTGTTTAAATCAAATCCTTTTCCTGTTCTTGCGAAATCTCTAAGTTGTTCTTCCGCAGAAACATTACCACCACCAAATGTCATTTTTAAATAACCTTCAGGTGTATATTCAGATGTAAACTTAGTGTTAGTTAAAATATATTTACCAACCTTAGTGCCAGGTTGGTCAGAAACTTTCGTTGGGTCCTCAATAAAAACTCTATCTTCAGCAAGTGCCTTAACTTCATACCATCTATTTTCTAAACCTAAAAATTCTTGTGGGTTTGGTATTGTATTATATTGTGTACCATCTTTTAAAATAACACTTGTTATACCTAAAACATTCTTTTCAGGTAAAAATAATTCAAAGAATGGTTTAACATCATTTGGAGTAATAACTCTTTTGAATACTTTTGTAAATCCATTAACTACCACTTCTCTTTTTGTAATAGTGTAATTTAATAATTTACCATTAGCATCAAAGTTAGGAGTTTTTAATCTATTTAAAGTTCCTTCCGCATTAATTGCAGATGCAAAATCAATGTCGTAAACCGTTTCAAATGGTTGTCCTGCACCATTTACTTGAGATCCTCTTCTTAGGATTCCACAATATCTTAAATCTTCTCTATCACCAAATGCAGGTACCGTTATTGAAAAATCAACTAATGCCACTGAAGGTCTTTGACCCGGTATTTTTAACCCGTAAGTCTTAGCGATGTTATATACAGAAGATTTTTGTTGAGCGTATTGTAATACCGTTTCTTGGATACTTCTATCAATATTAAATTGTAGGTTATCTGTAACGGCAGCATTTAGATCTAACATTACTGAGAAAACCCCAGCATCGTTAAAGTTTTGTACCAAATCAGGATAATAAGTTCTTGTAAAGTTAATTAACTCAGTTCTTATGCCCTGAAAATCTCTGGTTGTGTAGGATATTTTTTTCTCAGCCATATACTATTAAATATTGATAATTACAAAATCACTACTGTCAAAGGCTTGATTTGTTACCTTGTAATCTATTTTAATTTTTGCGGTATGTTCTTTTTCACTTATACCTTGTACTTTAAATTCTCTTTCCCCACCAGGATTAATAAAAGTACCCTTATCTTCTTCACCTAAAGAAGCATCGGTAATTGATATATTAGTTATTTGTACCCCCGGCATATATTTCTCAACTGAGTCTCTAATTTCACCCTCAATTTCACTAAATGTAGGACCATCAAGAGGTTCAAAAATATACTCATACAATCTTGTTCCAAAATCAGGAAGATAATATCTATACCCTTTTCTAGTTAACAATAAATGAATTAAATTACTTCTAACTTCTTCATCAGTACTATCAGAAACATCTAAATATTTACCAATGTAAGATTCTCTAAAAGGAAAATTTATCCCATATGTTATTCCATTTGCCATATCTAATAAATATAGTATCTATGTGTTTTGAATAAATACATATAAAATAAAAAATCACGACCTAAGCCGTGATTTCCCATCGTGATACACTATTCATCCTAAGATGAACATCCGAAACATTCAAACTCTGAACTATCAGGTTTTGAAGGTAAATTCATATTAGAAAAATCTACTTTTGGAGTTTCAACTTTTTTAACAGGTTCTTTTTTTGTCATGTCCAACGCCAAGTGTTTTGCCCCTGTTGAAATCGCTTTAGTTCTTACATAATAACAAAGTGTTTTCAATCCTTTCTCCCAAGAGTGGAAGTGTGACGAGGTAATTTTAGATAATGATGGATTTGACATATAAATGTTCATTGATTGTGATTGGTCAATAAACGGTGCTCTGTCTGCCGCCATGTTGATGAGTTCTTTTTGTGATATCTCCCAAATTGTTTTGTATTTAGGAATCAAATGCTCAATTCTTTTAACTTTCTTATTATAATGTTTGTCTTCAGGATCTAAGTAATTGTTAAAATTAATATTTTGGATTGATCCGTCATTCATAATAATTTCATTTTTTAAATCTTCAGACCAAATTCCAATCTTTTCAAAATCACTAATCAAATACTTGTTAACAATCATAATTTCTCCACCTACAACACGTCTGTTAAAGATTGCTGAGTGAGCAGGTTCTGTCATTTCATATGAACCCGTAATCTTTGCAGAAGACGCTACTGGCATTTGAGCGGTGAATAAAGAGTTACAAACTCCATACTTACTAACATTTTCTTTTAGTGTTCTCCAATCCCATCTTCCCGATAAATCATCTTCTTTCAATCCCCACATATCAAATTGGAATATTCCTTGTGACATTGGTGACCCTTTAAAGTAAGCATATGGTTCATACTTACCTCCCTCACACAATTTATTACTTTCGGTGATCGCCGCGAAGTAAATTGTTTCAAAAATTTCTTTGTTTAAGTTACAAGCTTCTTCCGACGTGAAAATATAATCCATCAAATAGAATACGTCAGCTAATCCTTGTGTTCCAATTGCAATTGCTCTTTGATATAATCCACCCTTACGTCCTTTTTCGGTAGAGTAATTATTGATGTTTACAACTTTATTTAAAGTTCTAACAACTTTTCTTACTTCGTTATACAACAACTCAAAATCAAACTTACCTCCATTGATGAAGTTTTTAAGAACAATTGATGATAACGTACATATAGCAGTAGTTTCTTCATCTGTATACTGATAAATCTCATTACAAAGGTTAGATTGTTTAATTACACCAATGTTTTGGTGATTTGTTTTTTTGTTTGCACTATCCTTAGAACATAAATAAGGAATCCCCGTTTCAATTTGTGATTCAATAATTTTTGACCAAATATCTTGAGCTTTAACTTTTTTACCCAAACCTAAAGAAACCGCCTTATTATAATTCTCCTCATACTCATCACCAAAAGATTCCCGTAATGGTTTAATACCTGCAGTGATAATATCATTAGGACAGAACAAATACCATTCAGTATTGTTTTTTACCGCTCTCATGAAATTATCAGGAATCCAAAGTGCGGTGAATAAATCACGTGCTCGTAATTCCTCAGCTCCTGTATTCTTTTTAATGTCCAATAAATCAAATATATCTTTATGCCAAGGTTCAAGATAAATTGCCGCAGATCCAGGTCTACGTCCTTGTTGGTTAAAGAAACGTAAAGATTCGTTAACGATTTTAAGATACTTCAATAAACCACCCGCATAACCACCTGAACTTGAAATTCTACTTTCCTTACTTCTAATGTTAGACATTGATAATCCAATCCCTGCAGCATCTGAAGAATAGGTTGATATATCAGTTAATGTATTTAACAAACCATTTCTTGAATCTGAATTATTATAATGTAACACACATGACGCTAATTGAGGTACCTTTGTACCCGCATTAATCATAATTGGTGTTGCTTTAGAAATGAGTTGATTAGATAGTGATTTGTAATATTCAACCGCATCCGTAAAGTTATCTGTAACCCATAACGCAACTCTCATATACATATGTTGTGGTCTTTCAATAACAACACCATCGGGTCTTTTTAACAAGTACATTTCCTGTAAAGATCTCCAAGCGAAGTAATCAAAATTGTAGTCATTATCATGATTAATTACCTCATCAATTAAATCCTCACCATAGTTTTGAATTGTTTCCATTAACCCGTCATTTATAATTCCGTATGAATGTAAATTCGCCATTGTCTCAGAAAAACTTGGATTAGTTTCTTTATGGTAAGAAGAAATTGCTACTGAAGACGCTAATCTTGAGTAATCATGGTGACTACCAGTATAAGATGCTGCAATTTCATAAATAAGTTTATCTAATTCTTTTGTCGTTATTTCACCCTCAGTTGGTACTGAAGTAATAACCTTTATAAAGATCTCGTCTGAATTAACATTCAAACCTTTTGCCGATCGTTTAACACGATTGTAAATTTTTTGTGGGTTAAACGTTACATTATCCCCATCTCTTTTTAATATTTTAAGTGACATCATATTTTTTTAATATTTAAAAATCTTCTTCAAACGTAATCGTTTCATTCAATTTTGCTTTTTGGTATTCCATTGTTCTTGACTCAAAGAAATTACCTTTTGTTTCAACCGCTATTTGTTCCATGAATTTAAATGGTTGTTCAACGTTAAATTCTTTACTACATCCAAATTTAACTAAAAGACCATCAACAACAAACTCCAAATATTGTTTCATCAAGTTTGAGTTCATTCCAATCAATGATACCGGTAATGACTCAGTAATGAATTCTTTTTCAATCTCTAAAGCTGATAACAAAATCTCTTTAATTCTTTTTTCAGATGGTTTTTCTTGACAATGGTTATTCAATAAGTGAATTGCAAAATCACAATGTAAGTTTTCATCTTTAAAGATCAATGAATTTGCGTTACATAATCCTTGCATAATACCTCTTGATTTCATCCAAAAGATTGAACAGAATGACCCTGAAAAGAATATACCTTCAACCGCTGCGAATGCAATTAATCTTTCTTGGAAAGATGCGTTCTCAATCCAATTAAGAGCCCAAGTAGCCTTTTTCTTAACGGCTGGTAAGTTTTCAATAGCGTTAAAACACTCATCTTTCTCTTTAGGATTACTGATATACGTATCTATCAATAACGAATACATCAATGAGTGGATATTCTCCATTGCTAACTGAAATCCGTAGAAAAACTTAGCCTCAGGATATTGTACTTCACGATAGAAGTTTTCCGCTAAATTTTCATTTACAATTCCATCAGAAGCGGCAAAAAATGATAATACGTTCTTAACAAAGAACTTTTCATTATCTGTTAATTTTTCCCAATCACGAATGTCATTAGTTAAATCTACTTCTTCAGCCGTCCAAAACGCCGCCTGATGCATTTTATAATATTCCCAAATGTCGTTGTGCTCTATCGGGAAGATAACAAACCTATTAGGGTTTTCCTTTAATATCTTTTCCATCTTTCTTTTTAAATTAATTATTGTTTGTTTCTTCTTTTTGTCTTTCTTGTCTTTTCTGTAACAACTCTTTGACTCTTAGTCGTTGTCTTTCTTCTTTTTGTTCTTCAATACCTAAGAAAGTCATAGAACTCTCGGTGTCAATGTCCAACATTGCATTATCAAATTTACAATTCTCAAATACAACTCCGTCATCACCAACCCTTGATTTTGTGATTGCGATTGTCGCTAATTTCATCTCTTTTTGTTGTAGTGTTTTCGCTACCGTGATGATAACGTGACCAACTTGTGCCTTCTTAATGGATCCACCCATTTGATCAGTTGTTACAACCTCAGAAGAAATAGAGTTTCTATTACCTTGAGTTGCGGTCCATCCAACTAAATCCATTTCGTGACACATTGCCTCAAATGCTCTCATTACAGACCCCTCACTCTTCCATTCATCACCTAAGTTCTTATCAGGAACCACACAGTCAATGTAATCAAGTAATACCATATCAATCTTATTACCATCAGCAACCATCTTTCTAATTTGATTCTTAATTTGTGACATGGTTACAGTATCAGACGGTAATTTATTCATAATTAACTTGTTAGGCATTGAATCCTCAATTTCCCTAACTTTTTGAATAACTTCTTCTCTTTTTTCTGACAATTCGTCAGGATGAATCTTAGTCCAAAGTGTGTAGTGTTTTCTTTGAATTACCTTAGGGTTGTCCTCAAAAAAGATCTGAAGTACGTTATTTCCTAAGTTAAATGCGTGATTCGCAATCTTAGTTAAAATGGTTGATTTACCCACACCTGTTGGTGCCAAAATAACTCCAATCTCACCTTTAGCCAAACCACCTTTCAATAGTTTATCAATACCAGGTATTCCCATTGGAATAGGGTGTCTATAATCATCGTCAAGGACCTGATCCATGTTAGAGAATACATCCATTGCACTTGTATCTTTTGCTCCGACTTGTAATGCTCCTCTAACCATCTCTTCAAGAGCGTCATAGTTCTCAAATTCACCTCCATCAATGATTTTTTGAGCCTTACCCATAACCTTTTGTAGTTCTTGTTGTTTACAGAACTTTAACGCTTTTTCCTGTACGAAACCTACGCCATCAACAGGTGCGTCTTTAATTTTCTTAATTGTATCCAACACTATTTTGGATGCAATCTCTTGTTGTAGTTCAGATTTAGTGATCTGTTCTAATGTTTCAAATGATGGTGTGTGATCGTATTTTGTGTAATACTCTCTTATCATTTGAATTATTATTTTGAAGTATTTGTTTTCAAAATAATTGTTTTCAATCACATCAATAATTGAATGTGAAAATTCTTTATCTAATATAATTTGATTAAGTAATTGTAATTGGAATGTGTTTCCTAGATACTCAAAATTTGTGTTTGTCGCCATAATTTTCCTTCTGTTAGTAAAGATAAATACTATTAGTTTTGGATAAATTCGGGGCGGAAATAATTAAAATTTTTACCTGAAAAAATGTCAGTCAGGCCGTTTAGGATACCTTTTAACTTCGGACGTAGGTCTACGGTGTATCTTACCTTTGGTGGGTACACCTTAGCATCAAACCTTCTATGACAAATTGTCATGTCCCCAAGCTTAATAAAAATGTTAAAATTCTCTTCCCCGTCAGTAATTGACGTGTTTAAAATCTCTGGGTTCTCAGAAATTTCGTATTTGTTGTCTAGCATATAGACCACTGAACGCATTTTCAAATCATATTGAAATTCACGACATAGACTATTCATATGGTCGTAAAACTCTTCGGATTTATGGGCGTTTTTGTTGAACCCCTTAACATTAAAAAAACGTTGTACTACAATGTTATCGTTACACATTAATAGAAATTCAACTTTCGTTACATCTTGATCTCTCATCTTGTTTTTGTTTTTACTTTTTGTTTCTAAACTTTGTTTTTTCTTTTCTTGATAATTTTAAAAATGGTTTTAAAAAATTGACCCAAGCTTCGTCCCCTTTTGGTAGATACTTGAAAAACCCGTCGTCCATCATCATCCTAATTAGATTCCTATGTCCTCTACCATCAGGGTCCATTGACTCTGAGTAGTATAATCTAACCGTCTCTTTACCTTCTTCGTTAATCAAAGGTTCTGATAGATCTACGAGTTTTTTATTGATCACAAAAAATTCATCACCGAAAATACCTTCTTTGGTCTTTCCACTGAGTAAATTTTTTAAAACAACATTCTCTTTTTGTTCTTTTAGTAATTCCTCACCCTTTGTTAAAATATCGGTAAAAGAAACCTCTGAATCAAGTATTTCAGGAAATAATTTTACAAATGTCTTCTCCCCTAAATAATAGATACCATCAATGTTATCCCCACCATCACCTGCTAATATCTTATAAGTTTTAATATTATAGTGTGGGATTTCAATATTATCTATCTTAATCTTATCACCTAACTTATAGTATTGTTTTGTGTTTGGAGAATAAATTGTTACTTTATCTGATATTAATTGTGTGAGGT